AATAAATTTTAGAATGATTTTAAACAACGCACATTATACCCACTTTTTAGGTATAGTGATAACTTCTCCAAATTCTATTTCACCTTTTTCATCGTGGGAATAAGTACCAAATATTGTGATATATTCAGGAGTATCTTTATAAACCCAGAAGTCGCTTGTTGTGCATTTAGCAGGGCGAGAATCTTCAATCTCTTGAGCAGTAATCCAACCTGTTTGTGATACACAATCAAGCCACTTAATAGGTTTGTTAAGTTTTTTATAATTAAACTTAACTTTACTTTGCTTGGTTTTTGTACGCCTTCTCATACAGTTCTGTTACCCTCTTAACATAAGCTGGATCTCGTCTTGAACTATCATAGTAACGAGGATCATTAAGCATTGATTTTAAATCATCAGCAGAAGCTGCGACATCTATTTGTGTAGTTTGAGTAGGCATATTAGAGTCTTTATTGAGTTTCATTAATTCTTCAATAACTTTAACTCCTTCAGCAGTAGAAGCTAGTTTAGCAAAAGAACCATAACCTTCAGGGGTTAAATGTTTTTTACTCCACATTTCTGCTGCTTGAACTCTATCTTTACCATTATCACCAAGTTTTTGTACTTCTAATTCTTGGTTAGGCATACTTGCCATAGCATTTGAAACAAAAGCTTTTACACCTTGATCATATTGCTCTTGAGATAGTCCTGCTGTCTTAGCAGTATTATCCCACCATTTAACAAGCTCCATATCTTTATCAACCTTTAAATCAACATTCTCTGGTATTTCAGGAATATTTAATTTGTAAGATTCTGGAACCTTACTTAATCTTTCTTTTTCTAAATCATCTCTGATTTGTTTAGAAAGATCTTCTGTACGAGAACCTAATTTCTTTTCAAGTGTATTATAACTTGAAGAAAGATTCTCTACATTGACTTGTTTTGTATCAGCGTTCCAAAACTTTTCCTGAACATATTCAGGTCTAGTTGCCTCAGAAGGTTGTTCTGTGGCGATTGGTGCTGTTGTTTCTGTATTAGCATTATCATCTGCCATCGTTTTCTCCTTTTTTTATACGAGTTGTTATCACACCCATTAAAAATCTCATTCCTTCAATATGGAATAAGCCATTGCTGGTGATGTTTGGCCCAGCAACTGTTTCAGTAGTAATAGATTTTAAGTAGTCTATTACTGCCTTACCTTCATCACTTTTGAAGATATTAGCAAAATGTTTATTTAGCTTTTGTTCTTCTTCAGGTGATCTAAGATATCCGTCTATACTTTTAGTTGGTATTGGTTTTTCTTTTTGTGATTTTATAGCATCCCAAGACATTACATTCCTTGTTGTTGATTAGGAACAGCTCCTTCTTCTTCTTGTGGAGCTTCAGCTGATTGTTGCAGCTGTGAAATTTGTTGAACAATTCTTCGTTGTTCAGATTCATCTCTTATCAACTTCTCTGGAAGATTCATTTTCTCGGCTATATATTTTGCTGTTTCACTTTGGTTCACAATTACATTTATCATTTGTGGGCCAAATGTTCCAGCAATAATTTCATTAAATCTAGTTACATCTGCAACATCTTGTAAATGTTGAGCTTGAGCTAATGGAGATCTAGGAGCTACAGTAACTTCTTTTCCATTAACAGCAGGTATAGTTATTCTACCTTGTTTAGATAATATTCTTATAATTCTTTTTAATAAAGGATTAATTAATTCTGATTGAAGTCTTCCAAATGAAGATCCTATTTGTCTAGATAGATCTGCCATTCTTTCAGAAACTTCTGTAGCTGTCATTGGAGTTCCTTCAGGTTTTCCTAATGCTTCCATATATAATGCTTTTTTAATATTAGCTCTCATATCTTGTAACACCAATTGAGCAACATCAAAATTAGATGCTGCACTAATTGGTATTAATCCTTTACTTCCAGGAGCTACAGGAATTAAAGAACCAGGTACAAGAGAAATATTATCAGGATTAATTACTCCATCATCTTCATAAGTATAAACTCCACTTACAGACATTTGAGCATTTTGTAATATTAATTCTATAGTAAGGTTGCAAGTTTTAATAGCACCCATCGCATTAAATACTGGGCCTCTACCATAAACTTCACCAGATGCTTTGTTCCATCTAAAAACTAAATAAGGATTAGAACCTTCACCTTGATAAATTTCTTCAAATAAAATTGCTTTAGGATTTTCTAATACTACACATAGTTTATATTTTTCTACATTATGTTCATAAATTTTATAAATAGCTTCTATAAGTTTAACTTGTTTCTTTTGTTTTAATGGATCAAAATTTTCTGGTAGTTTTGCTTTAGGATATAAAATATTTATTTCTTCAGGTTTGCAATATCTTGTTCTATAGACTGCATCAATTCTACCATCAGGCCCATTCATTAAACATACTCTAGGTAATGGAACTGCTGTAAATTTAATTGGATTTACTGCATCACCTTCTTCAACAAGCATAACTCCTGTACCAATAGCAAGATCCATAAATGTTTCGTGTACTTCTTGGTTAAAGTTTGATTGTTGTAAAACTTGAAAAACATAATTAGTAATTTTATCTAATTCTATATTTATTTGATTTTTTTGTTCTACTGGTATATCTGAACCTGCTTGAAAATCTGCCCATCTAGCGAATGTTGGAACAATTCCTGCTTGGAGTCTAGATGCAAATTCTTGTACTCCGACAACAGCGGTTTCATCAAAAATTTTATCGGTTCTTCTTTGACCTGGAGATTCATCATAAAAAGACTCACGATTAGGGAGGCAATATTCATATGCTTCTTCGAATTTATCTTTCCAATGATCTTTTATGTTTTGAGCTTCTTTATATTTTTTAAGTATAGAAGTTGCTTTATCTGTTGTACTAACAGTGGGTATATCAGATATATCAACATATGCCATCTATTATTTACCAATCATTGCTTTCATTTGTTTAAATGTAACATTTTCATCGTTAACTAAACCTTGAGCAGCTTGTAATGATTTTTCATCAAGAGCTTTATCTCCTTTTAAAGATTTAAGATAAATAAGATATGCAGCTTTTAACCTATCTTCATTACCCTCTTTGCCTTTAGGTACTTTTTTTTCTGCCATTGTTATTTCCTATACTGTATCAAAGTAACCTCGACCACCTGCTTTACCAAATAATGATCTAGATCCGTATAAACCTTTAGCTACCTTGTATTCTTGTTCTGCTGTTTTAGCAGCTAACTCATCTGCCCGTCTTTGTTCAGCAGCTTTTGCATCAGCTAATTGTTTTTCAAGAGCTAGATTTCTTGGTGGTGCTTTTGGTTTTGAAAATATTCCGCCCATATTATTTTTTCTTTTCTATCTTTATTGAATTTTTTAATCTTTCTGAAAAAGATTTATCTTTAATATGTTTGTTATAATAATCTAAAGCTGCATCTTTATTTTCTTGTTGAGTATTTTTATACTCTTTCCAAACATTTTTAAGTTTATCTTTAACGCCCATTATTCATCCTCCAGTCTTTTTTTAAACGCTTTGTCTTCAACACTACAACAAGTATCTTCAAGCTCGTCTAGAAGTTGATCTTCTTGATCGTGAAGCTCTCTAATCTCATCGATTATTTCTGCGTGTGTTCTATTTTTTTTCTTCTTCGGCATTATTTCTCCTGATATTTTGGTAAAATGACGAATATCCATCTTTTTTCAACGCACAATATAATTGGTATGGAGTAAAGATCCACCACTTATAATATCCTATTAATCTCATAACAAATGATACACAGGTATAATCCTTGATTCTTAAGAGCTGCCATTGGTTTTTAACAGGGCATCTAAGCATTTTAAAATCATACATATAGCTAATAATCTTATCCATCTCATCATCATCTAATAAAATATGACGAACACCGTGATGTGTCCATTCTAAATGAACCCACCTTTTAATAGGTTGTACATAACCTAATGCTCCACAATGTCTAAAACCTGATTTAATAAAATGTAACCAAGGACTTCTTTCTTCCTTGGGATTTTCATAGAAATAGATTAACCATTCTTTCTGAACAAATCCCATACTTTTTTAACCTTTCTTTTTCTAGTTTGTTTAGCAAAGACATCCCAATCCTTTTTAACTATTGTAGGTTGACTTCTATTAGATCCAGATAAAATAGTTCTACCTTCTCCAGCTCCCATCATTAAATATTGTAATGCATCGTGGCAGTGAGAATATCTATTCTTCATAGGTTTCTCATCATATCTATTACCAGATGTTTGTAATC